AAGGTTATCCTGATTGGCTTGTCTTTTTTGAGCACCACCAGATTTAACAAAATCCCTAAAGCCTTCAACATTTTTGCTTGGGGTGTCTAGTATTGAATCAGAGCCCAGAGCGTTTGCTCGGATATCATCATCGTCATCTTCCAACCCAAACAGATCTTCCATTACTATCGTGCCCCTTGGTCAAGCAGGTAGTCGTTGTATGCTCGCTCAACCATCGGCCCGGTTACACGAGCCTTGGGGCCAAGCTCTTCTTGGAGGATGGCTTTGTATTCGTTCCGATCAGCCTCTGGAATATCCCTGAAACGAGTAATTATTTTAGAATCATCAGGGATCTGGAAGTTATACAAAGAATCATCGTATCTACCGCGCAATCTTTTCTCGTTGATAAACGTGCCCTGCTGGAGCAGAAAGTAACCCTCGTCAACGATCTCTTGATCTGTAAGTGGCCCATCTTTCTTGAGATTTTGTTTTCTAATAAGCGCCTGACGATAAGCATTCTTGAACGCCAAGATATTTCTGGAATCTTCATCACCGGGTTTTGGGGTCATGTCCCAACCAATAGCAACCAATTTGTCTTTGACAACCTTCATGCCAGCTATAAACTGGTCTTCAGAATTAGTTTTTTCTATGTCACCATTCTTCTCGGCACGCTGAAGATTGTTTAGTTCATCAGTGTTCGCAGTACCAAGATCTCCCCGGTATTTCTCGAAATTCATATCTAGAAAGGCATTTCTGCCAGTTGTTTTGGTGAAGTTCCCGGGCTTGCCTCTTACTTCCCACTCTGTCTGGGTAAGGATCTCATCGTTTTCATTTATATAAATAGTGCCAAGATTCCTAGCCTGCTCTGTTGATTGGATGTACATCCTGACACCATCCTTTGTTGGTTGGCCCTGAAGGGTGCGCTGGTTATTCAAAAAGCTTTGGAACCTAGAAACATCCTCATACTGCTCCATCTCAGCAAACAGGTCTGGCTCCATATCGTGGACCGTCCCATAAGGGTTTTTCAAACCCCACTCGTTGACTCTTTGGGTGTAGTCTTTCTGCTCTAATGACTCAATATTGTTTTTAATCGACTGATTATTGTTTGCTCTGGTAATCGCTGCATCGTAGGTGTCGGCATTGATTGTGTCCGCATCAAACATAGCGTTGATCTTCTCTATTTGATCGGGAAACGGAAGATCGCTCAAGCTTGCCACCAGTCTGGCTGAAGTTTCTCTAACACCGCCAGCTTCAACGAAGCCTTCTATTCGGTCATACGCAGATGGATCAATCTCACCATTCTCTTTAGCCTCCTTGTAATACTCAATAGCCTGACCAGTCAGGTTGTTGCTGACCATATTCTCAATAACATTACTGTGGATCTTGGTTAGCTGCGTTGTCGACGCGACCTTATAGGCATCGTTGTATTCTTGAGTTCCCGGCCTAAATCCTTGCCCCTCCAAGTACGATGAAATCTCACCCAGCATGGCATTCTTGTGCATGTTGAATGACCCATGTGATTTACCTTCGGCATCCTTCTCATTCCACGACCCCCAAGCATTAATGGCATCTATCTGGGTTGATTGAATTCTAGCGGTTGATTCTGCCTGCTCGTAGACCTTAACCTGCTGCATTGCATGAGAATCTACTCGATCTAGTGCGCTATTAATTCGAGCACGTGCTGCACGGTCGAACAACGCCCGTTGCATGTCATTCTGTAATATCCCTGATACATTGCCTTGGGCCTTGGTTAATTTTTCAATTGTAGCCTCTCGAGAATCTAACGCACCCTTACCATTGGTGGTTAGATATCCGCTCTCAGGGTTCATAATGACATTACGGATTTGATCAGCCAGCTTGTTATCAGCTTCTTTAGCAACGGCCTCGTCTATCGTGTTCTGTACATAGATAGCTACCTTTCCAGCTTGATCTGCAACCCCTGAAACAGTCCCAAGCACAGTATTATCGAATTTACCGGGCTCTGGTGCGGGAGTGCGAATGGTAGAGACTGCTTGAGGAGCAACATTAGCTCCAGACAGTAACGACGATGGTCTTGATCCTTCAGCTGAACGTACACCACTAGCGCCGCTAAACTTAAAGCGTCCGCCTTGAGCAACCGTACTTGGAACTATCAATGCCATAATCTAAGCCCCTGCGATTGCGCGACTAATATTTTCAATGGTTTGCCGCCTTGTGTACCACGATGATGCAACATTAGTGGCACTTTCAATTAATGATGATGTAGATGCAGCTTTAGGGTTACGCTGTGGTGCGTAGGTAACGTGCCCGGGCAGCTTGTCTGGATCGATACCTAAGTTTCTTTCGTTGATCTGAGCTGCTGAATTTCCAGCAATATCTCCCATGGCTTCAGTAACACCTGATGTGGATCTAGCGTTAAGTGCAGACAACCTTGAACTATCAGCTGACATTCTGGCAAATTCTGCATTGTTCTGATACTGGACCACTTCAGCACGTTTCTGGCCGGAGGCATATACAGCGTTGACCTTCATCGTCATTGCATCCATCTCTTTAATTAGGTCCATACTGGCAACCACCTCTGCGGCACTACCATCACCAAGCACAACTCCCCGAGCAGCAGCTTGAGTTTTAAATGCTTCTTTCTCTTGGCCTACCTTAGCGGTGAGCCAACTAATACCTTGATTTGCGCTCTCAAGAATACTTTGTGCTTCCTTCTCTGCCTGCCTCGCATTTATGTCAGACATAGACGCTGAGTAGTCATCAGACAACGCCTGAGCCTCATATTTGATAGCGTCAGACTCCATACCAAACTGTGCAAGCTTCAAGTCGAACTGTTGTGTGGTTAGCTGGTGTGCCTGCTGCTGCAAGTTAAACTTGCGGCCATACTGACTGGAACTAAAATCAAAAGATCTTTGCTCACTGGCAATCTGTGCCCGAGTGTTCTCCAATTGAATTGAATTGTACGCAGTTGATGCTTTGGATAGTGCCCCAACTATACCGAATATTATCTGGGCTCCCATCATTAGGGTGCCGCTTGATAGGGTGGATGCGCCAGAGGAAGCTAGTGGTGAAAATCCACCAACAGTTGCCCCACTCGCGTATGTTCCACCTCCCCATCCAGCTGGGGTGCCGCTTGAAAATGGACCTGATAATAGTGAAGCCATCTAATTAATCCTCATAATTCTATCCACCAATTGCGACTTCATAGGTCACACCAACAATTGATACTGGTAATGGATTAGTCTGTCTAATCAATAGTTTACCATTATCGTTCCAGTCTGGTTTCGCTACAATTTCTATCTCTCCCGTTTTAAGGGCTGTCGGAGATCCGTATGGCTCAGTAGTTCTAACCTTGGCCTCAATTAAATTATCAGCATTAGGACCAACAAATAGACTAGATGATGCGCTTACACGAACCCAAGCCTTATTGATATTCTTCGTTCTGCCCTGACCAAACGACCCATCCCGTAAACCAATGGTTGCTGGTAATAGCTCAATATCAGCTGTTACTGGGAGCCCCGCCTGTACCACGGAGGATGGCCTGTCTAATGTAATTGATCCAGAAGAAACGGTCTTCTGGGGGTGAACAGCGCCATCAGTGAGGATGTTTAGCGTTTCCCCCTCCAGCCAAGTCAATCCGGTGACCGTATCTCTGGCAAATGACCAATCGGTCCACGCTGCAGACCTTAATTCAACTGGTAATGCTTTATCAATCTGCCCGGTAACCACCGTAGTTGATGTCACCCCCTGAATAGTGAATCTATACAACTCACCATCAGATCCCGTAAATTCAATAACGTCACCAATATCTGTCAGGGCCGGGTAAGCAAAGGCCGCTGGTAATGCTGTAACGGTTAGCGTTTCTGTTCTATTCCACTGAGTTCCACCACTAATAGTCATCCTATCTGATCCGGTGTTGCGACCATCGTAGGTAGCAGACGAATCAGATAAAACCATATCTTTAATATCATTGATCTTTCTGGTGTCCATGCGTTCTATATAGCGCACTATGGAGCCATTAATAGTTCTCTTAACAATCACGTACAAATGATCCTCAGTGCCTTCAGCGACCACACAGCAAGACTCAAACGCACCATTCACGGTGTCATGCTTATGAAATGCGCCGACCTGCTGCTCTGGAACGTAAGTTAAACCCAAAAGTAAGCCAGATGTGGAAACCATCCACACGATAGGGTCTGGAGCCTTCTGATAAGCAGCTTGGGATATCTCGTAACCATCAAATAGGTGAGGAGCCCTCAAACAAAGGTCACCAGTAATGTAACCTCTGGCAGTATCGTTGTAGCCCATCTCTCGAACGTGGCCACCACGCGCGGCGAAGTAGATCACCGAGTTGTTTACAATAACTGGTTGAACATTAGACGCTCCAATAAACGATTGAGGTCGAACGGATATTGTATTTGGAGTAATTGCGTCTGAGTTGACGGATGTCACTCGCCATTCAACCGACGATGTGAACAGTAGTAGATCGTTCATCGGAACAATGTGTCGAATTCGGTCTGCTTCTCGAGCAGCTACTTTAAATGCAATTCGATCGCTATCTCTGGTTGGTAGTGAGTAGGCAAGCTCTGCCTCTGTACCAGCTTTGGTCATCCATATTTTCTGTGGATCGGTATCGGTTCCACCAAAAGCTCGACGCTGCTCAAAGTAAGATACAGCTCCCGGGTACTCGTTAGTTGCTGCCAGTGCATCATCATAAATTGGCGGGGTGATCGCCAGATCAGGTGCAATATTGTCATCGGTCATAGCGAGCGTTTCCGTCTCACCAATATATCCGAATATTCCACCCTGCAATTTGTAGACCCTGTACCTTGAAGCAGCCGTGACGGCGCTCCAGCTGATAGCGCCTATAGACCCACTGGTAAATAGGTTGCCAGTATCGGTCCCAGCAGATGATGCCTTAGATTCACCGATTCCATCAGCGTGAATTGCTGTGACTACATACTTATATGTATAGTCGGCAGCACCACCAACAGCCACCGTTGGGGCACTAGGGGCCGCTATTCTTTCACCAAACTCTATATCAACTAATGTCCACTGCGTAGCTCCAAGCCTTCTCAGCTCCGCTGTTGGGTAATTTGGGTGGGCAAGAGTAAGGATGTCAGCTGATTGGACATAATGAATATCAAATAGGTCAGCTTCAGCGTAAGCGTTTGGTATTTCGTAAGCCGTACTTGGTAGAGGATACCAATAAGTAGCGTTTGCGGGCGCATTTCCTGTAGTTGCTTTTATGCAGTAATAGTTTGTACCGGAACTTGAAACAAGACCCCCAATAACATAGGCCGCGCTGTTGTCATAAGCAGCTGGTGATCCTGCAAGCAGTGTGGCCCCAGCCGTGTGGAATCGAATATAACCCTCACCCAACTCAATCACCATCGTTTGTGTGGTGGAATAGGTGAACGGTAGCAGTGTAGATTCCTTGCTTGAAACCTTTGTTTCAATGACAAACTTGAATCCAGCCCTATTCTCGGCTGGACCTTGTGGTCTTACCTTATAATTTAAAATAGTAGCAGCGCCAGACTGAAACTTTACATCGTCGGCACGGCCAAACATCTCAGGTGACATCTCTCCACCTGAGAATGACTGTTTAAGTAAACGTACAGATGCCATTATCGATCATTTAGCCATGAAGGAATATGGGCAGGATTCAGTCGCTCCTGACTCTTGTCTGATGCGAACGCAGTCTCCACCATGGCAATGGCCATAGCTTCTGATTGTTTCGCTTGCTGTGCTCCGGGCTCGCCTTTAATAATTGGGCCAGCCAGCAGTGATGCTAGGTAGTGGCTCAGTGATAGAACAAACAGCGGTGTAAATTTTGTGCTGTCGGTAATTCTTACGGTATATCGAACGATAGCATCCAGCAGATCAGTCATAATGACTTCATCGCCATTGCTTAGAGTCTCCATATCATACGGCACCACCACCTCAGATGTTCTTCGGTAGACCTCGGTTGCGTATGCTGAAGTTGATACATACGAGATTATGTTATCGTCGGTAGTATCGTCAGGAATAAGATCTCGGGCCTTCAGCATATCCGCTGGAGGGGCGTAGACATAATCCCAAGCTGTGGTATGAGTGGCGATCGCTGCCATCGTGGATCTCCGCGAGGCAAACTTCCAATCATATAATTCTAATAGTGCATCACGTGCTATTGGGTAGAACGTCTTGCAGTGCTCGGCCTGTGCAGATCCTTCAGGTGGATCAATAGACGAGACAGTCGCGCTATCACCTAGATGCGATAAGGCTATATTACAGATCTCAACTTCACTAGCCATCTCAATGTACCTTTAAAAAAATGGGGCCGTAGCTTGCGCCTAAGCCCCATTAAACCTATACCAATAGGGGGAGGAGAAATTTATTTAGGAGCCACCTTTTCAACCCACTCTTCTGAAGAGTTGGCTTTCTTGGGAGTGGCACCCTGAACAGCTGCAGCAACACCCGGCTCGTAATCTTCAGCTTTCACCAGATTAGATCCGGGTCGACCGTCATAGATTACTTTGTCTCCAGCTTCGTACAATTGATTGTCAATAAATGACTTCTCAGTGCAGATGTACTTATTATTCGCAGCCTTGGGCTTTGCAGCAGCCTTGGGTTTTGACACAGCCTTGGACTTAGCTTTAGATTTTGATACAGCCATTTGTGTTTCCTCTAAAAGTTAATTATCTTAACTAGACTACAAAGCCAGAAGCATGAAACTTCTCGCCATCTTGAACAGTCTCAACAACATCAGTAGTAACTTTGCCAGCTGAGGCACTGGAACCAGTGATAACGTATCGAGCACCCAAGTATCGCTGACCCAGCGAAGCTAGTTGAGGGGGTATTGGCACAACTATAGACTTGCCGACAATCAGCAAAGCGATAACTATTGTGCCGGATGATGAAATCACTGTAGGGCTGGTCAATGCTGCCGCAGCCGAAGTGATAATTTCAAAGTTGACAGACGTTGCTGTAGCAAAGTTTACATCAATATTGAAGTGCATGTACAAAGGTTTCCCTTCGCCAATATCTCGAGTCACCCCAAGATCGATAGTGTTCTCAGACACGGCTGACGCAGTAACTGCTTGAGCCGTTGAGAGACGTAAAAGGTCATCAGTAATCATAATTTTGCTCCGTAATTTATACGTTCAAAGATTCAAGTTTATGTTACACGCGATTCTGTTTTCAGAAGCGCATCACATAGCCGTAGGGGTACACCGTTAAAGTCGGTCCATCGATGAGGTAGGCCAAACTGATCCAAACCTGCCTGATTCGCCAACACACTGGATGCAGTGTCTTTGGCCATCTTACGAAGACCTGACATTGTTCCACGGTTCAAGTAGAAGCATGACTTACCCATATTAATGTTAGGAATTTGCGTAATCGCGTCATCCATAAGATCAAGAATATTAGTAGCTGCAGCTATTGCTTGAGTCCCTGTTCTAGCTTTTAGATCACTGACATCGATGTTCGCAATACGAACAACATAGCGCCAATCTTTAACCATTAAACCAGAATCCCAGTTATACATTTCAGCAAACACTTGCATACGTTTCCCGGCAGTATCAAAAGTAGTCATCTCGCCAAGATCTTTCTGGTCAAGACCAGCTTTAGAACCTTGAGGAAAAGGACAGTAGACAGTGTTTTCACCCCAAACTACAAGGTAGATAGATTGGTTGTCAGAGCCACTTCCGCCAGCATCCAGAATATTGGCAGCATTACCAGCTGACAAATCAGAATAACGAGGGGCCAGACCTAAATGCTTCTTTGGGTCTGTTGAAGGGTTGCCATAAAACAATGTGCTTGCCTGCTCTTGGTTCATCGCTTCGATAAATGCTCGAGCTTCCTGCGCTCGGGACGCTTCACGGTTACCACCAAGATTAGCCAACTTAACGTCGACCTCGCTTCGAGCTTCTAGCATTGAGCAAGCTTCTGTAATCTGTACAGAGGTTGATTTGCTCGGTGCAATTGGCTCATTAAGCGCCCGGTAATAAACATCAGGTAGGCCAGTTCGTACAGTGGCTTGTTCGCCAGTGACTAGGTTGCCTTCCCGAAATTGACAATCCATAAGGATTTCATTTGTTTGAGAAAGAAGCTCCGCCACAACAGCTACGTTGCCATCCGGGTCCATCTCTTTAGCCCAATCGGCTAGAGTTTTAGTTGTTGTTGATAAAGTTGCCATGTTAAGACTCCAATAATTTACTTAAAAGTTTATGCTATTGAGAAGTCGGGTTTGTATACAGTTTCTTGCCAATCTGGGCATTACTCTGCTGGCTAACTGGGACATTATTGACCGCAGGATCGCCACCACCTACAAAACCATCTTCGCTCGTAGCTCGTCCAACCCTGTTCAAAAAACGTAGCACCGAAGGGTGGCTACCAAGGTTAGTTTCCTCGAGGAGATTACGGAAGTCATCATCACCGAAAGTTTCCACAGCCTTCAGAGAAGTATTGATAGTTGCTTTGAGATTATCGCCGCCAATATCTTTGTCCTCTGTCGTTTGCTTTTTCCAATCTTCGTGCATAGCCTCAATCTGTTCAACATTTGATTGTTGAATAACTGGAGCCACGGTATCTAACATCTTCTGTGCATCAGCTTGGTTAAGACCAGAATCCCGGGCAACCTTTTCGTAGGATTCCAAAACAGCTGGGTGATACTCAACACCTTCCGGGGCGGAGAACTCATACTTTTCTGGGGGACCATCGGTTGTTTTGGTTTCGTCTTCAGAGCCATCGGCTTCGGTCTTTACTTCAGCTTTCGCATCAGTATCAATTTCAGCTTTAGTTTCTTTAGACTGCTCTTCAGCCTTAACATCGGTTGATGTTTCCTCACTTACTTCTGACTCCTCAGTATTAGACTCGAGTAGAGTCGTATCTTGAGTGTCAGCACTTCCAGCACTAGCATCGCCACTTTCGTTGGTATTTGGAGCCTCGGCACTATTTGCTGTTTCTGTCATCTTCTGTTGCCTCATTTAGCATTAAAGTATATTTGCTTGGATCTACTTCCATTACCTTGGACATAAGCATTAAGCCTTGATCACGTTGACCCTCTAATCGAGCCATCATCATCGCCGTGGTGTGGAAGCAAGATCTGTTGGTCCCGGCATTTGCCAAGAGCCACCATAAAATTCTTCTACCTGCCTGATCATTAAGAAACCACTGAAAGTCTGCGTTAAGCAGCCTCTGGTTAGCCTCTGTATTAAGCCGGATCTGCTCAGCGGTTAGCTTTTGCTCTTGAAACCCGTAAGGATCAAAACCGCTAAACTCCTGAGTGTCACCTTCAAAACCATCTTGACTCATACTTTACACCCCAAACCACTCACCATGGGTCCGCACTATTGTTCACCCAATCCAGCAGCACCTAAATCCTTAGTCGCAGCAGCGGCTTGCTGTGCAGCATCTAGCTGTTGTTGCTGCTGTTGAGCTTCTGCCCGAGCCTGTCGGACCCTCATCGCATCATCAGTAGAATTAATTAATCGAGGGCTTGTGCCTAATGTGCTCGAATAATCATCCAGCCAAGCATCTGCATTAAATTTATCCATTACCTCTGGCTTAATTTGGGAGACAACACCAATAGAGCTAACCAATCGATCGACCGAGTTTAGGCCAACGGTCCGCTGTGCTTGAGCAAGCATCGAAACAAATACAATACTTAACTCCATATCATTCAACTCTTCGGGGGCATCAGGCAATATACCCGCATTGCTCATTGCCTCGAAAGTGACCGTGATTAGTGGCTCGAGGGCTTCGTTGTGCAGGCGCTCCATTACCGGGCCCAACATCAATAGTTTTTCCTCGTGCCTCTCTGCTACCTCGGTTGCTGTCATCCGGGTGTCCGTGGCGTTAGCCAACATTAGGAATAAGTCGGAGTAGAAACCCCGATTAATCCGCTGACGCACATCATTTATGTCAGCCGTTAGGTGAGACAGATCTAAATTAACATCAAAAGCTGTTCTGATAGTCGATTGTGGGCCAGCTGCTGTAGTGTTTGTTATCCCCCCGGGGAGACGATCAACTGCAGATACACCAACAGGCACCTGCAATGGTGGGTTAGTTTGGTAATCAATTCCTTGGCCTTTGCGTAGCTGCTGATGCATCAACTGCTTGATATCACCAATGGTGTCTGAACCGGGGCTATTACCATATACATCACCACCACTTGAAGACCATCGCGGGACCATGCACGGAAATGTCTTAAAACCGCTAATTCGTAACCACTCGTGCTCTTGCTCTGCACCCTCCTCCATGTAGTAAGACCCATAGGCCATATTCTTATTATCAAGCTTGGTTGGGTCCCGATCGAACCTTGGCTCAATAGCATGCAGGATATTGACTGGCGCTTGGAGTGTTCCCTTCTCGTGCAAAAGTCTAGTCTGCCGGGATACGTTTTCAATGCCAAATTCTCGAACAACTTCAGCAACCGTCTTCTGGAACTCCCGGTACAGGGTGTTAACCTTTCCTTCCGGGTCTGTAGCTATACAATACTCACCAGCTGTCAAACCATAGTTATGGATGACTGTATCGTAATTTGGAAGGATAACGTTTGCGTAAGTACCGTATCCGGCAAGCTCCTCATAACAGTTATGCAGCATGCGGTAGGTGTTAGATCGATTGAAAATGGTCATCATTAGCTGAGACACACTCTCGAGCCAAATTTTGACGGGCGCGTGTCTGTTTAAATCTTGATCTGCTGTCTCGAGCTTGAACCACTGTCTAGCTGGGCTCGATGCTCCAGCCATCATTCCAGCACCCAATATTCTTAGGGCGTAAGTAGCTGTGTTGTCGTAAATAGCGTTAGTCTTTTTGCCACCTTTGTTACGATCACTAACCAAGAACCGACCAGTTGTTGGCATTAAAAATTTACTTATCTCACGCCACTGATCTATTTTTGGAGTGCGCTCACTTTTAAGTGCAGCCCACCGTTCACGAATGCGAGATTTTAATGGGACACCGGGCTTTGATTCACCCTTTGAATGTGATGTATGCATTTAAGATCCTAACAAGCTTGATTTGCCTAATGATAGATTTGAACTATCAACTCCTTTGGTGCCAGTAAGCATGGTGCCTTTGACTCCACCCTTGATGGCTTGCTGTGCTTTCGATAGCAGCTTGCCTGAGTTAGGTCGCTTCTGCCGGGCACGGTTTAATTGTTCGTCCTGCTCTTTCGCTTGGGCCGCTGCTCGAGCACTAGCCTGTGAAAACTGCTCCTGCTGAGAGGCATACTGCTCACCCATCAAACTAAGCTGGCCTTGGTAGATAGAATTCTGTTCAGATAGCAATCCAGCCTGTTGTGCAAACGCTTCACCCTGTTGGGAAAATGATTTTCGTTGCTCCGCAAGCTCTGCAGCCTGAAAGCTTTTCTGTTCTTCTAAAGCTTTATCTGCGCTGGCTTGTTGCGATCGGGCTGTAGACGAGGCTGATTGTCTGGCTTTTCTAGCGGCTGATCGCTGTGAGACCAAGCTAACTGTGCCAAGCCCTACTGTTGCCGCTATTAACGCTCCGTTTACACCCATAATTAAACCTCTTTACTGTAGATAACATCTTGGACGTTATAGTTTTGCCTTTGCATAATAGCTTCCAGCGCGGTTCCTTTTTTACAGTGCCACATCATCATCCGTGCATCCACATGCTCTGCTTCTTGCTCTGTAAATTTAATTAATCTCATACCTAATGTAGAGCCCCGGTGGTCTTTGGAAACAAACAGAAGATCATTACTTAAACATTTTAAATCTACATAGTGAGGGTGATTGCTGATTATATTCACCGAATAACCAACCAGCGCATCATCTAAGAAGGCTCCCAAAATAATTAACTTCCCGCTGTCTTCGAGCGCCTCATAGGCAGACTCATCAGGCTTAATCTTCATCATTTTCTTATTGACGCAGATCTCATCCCAATGCTCTTTAAGCAGATCGTCAGCCAACGTCAAAATATCAGAAACTTTACAATGCTTAATTTCGTAAGACATAAAAGCCCACTAAAAACTCATTAGAAATAGAATACTAGCAGCTGATTAGCTCACCATGGGTCCGCTATTGGGGTCCACCATATCCACAATCAAATGGATTCTATCTTCAGCACCCTCATTCCCTGCGGTGTGCTCCTTCTTGTGATTGAACTGCCAGAACTCTCCAACCTTCATGTGGATGAATTCATTCTCTACCCTGTAGTAGGCATCCGGGTTGGTGACGATCGGCAGGTGATATCGACTAAAGTAATCAGAGTATCTGCCCTCATCTATGTGTGGGACTATCTTTCCACCGGGCTTGAGTTTGACAATCAGTATCCTACCCAATTCCTTAACCCCCATCATCTGCATGATCGGGCCCAATAGATACTTGAGCTCCACCATAAATAAATCCATAGCTGGATAATCATAGCTCCCAACATCATCAAAGTAACTCTCTACAGTGAATGCTTCAGGCCCACGGACATAGATGCATTCGGTATCACTATGGGCGGTGCCCGGAGCTTCTTGGCGTATTTTTATCTCATCAAAGAATTCCGGGTGAGCTTCGAGAGCATTGGCTAATGGTCCAACGTCTGAACCTTCGCTTATTAGTTTAAATCTCATATTGCGTTATATGGGTCGTGCCCTGATGATCCTCCACCTTGGCTGTGAGCTCTAACTAATTCACTAACGTACTTCTCCTTGGGCGTGTCCATCCTTGCCAAGAATAATGCGCTGGCATCATCCGGGGATCTGCCAATCTTATCGACGATCTCTTCCCGACTGCATACCTTGATCACTGATCCTGATAGCTTCCACGTGAATGCTGTCAGGTCCGCAAGTATCGATGGGTCATCTGGTAGCTCGATCGCTTTGTTGTTTGCCGGGTCCAGATCCTCTCTGAACTTCCACGCCAACTCACTTCTAAGATTGAAGAACGTCAGCCTTCCTGACTGGTCTGTGGCCATAGATTTCTCTGAGACATTGACACCCAGTGCTTGCTGATTGGATTGGATGAGAAAGTCATAAGGGCTCGAACCAACACCGATTACATCAACATGCTGTGGTGCCTGATCTCGAGTAGCAGCAATTACCAACCCGGCTACCGAGGGACCATCAGGTGTTTCCTTGCCAGCATATCTAAGCTGCTCGTCGTACCAGTTATCATGTCTCCTCGAGATAACAGTCTTATCACCACCACCCCGAGCAACGTCGACACCCATCGAATCCATAATTGGTTTCTTGTCTCTAGGCTTCCACCTTGCCTGAGCTGCTTCCACCCACGCCGTAGGAATAACTTGCCAGATGTCATCTTGCATACCGGCACCAAAGTCTCCGTGTAGCATCTGAGATCTTAGTGGCTCAGGTAGTGCTTGTAGTGTACTCATGTAATTGGTCCCCATCAGATGTGGATTGTCTGAAATTCTGGAAGGTATGAAGGTTCTGGATATCGGCCTGATCAGCTCACCTTCGTGCTCAAACTCATCACCAGATTCTACTTCGACATCCTTGCCATCCATAGCGGCGAACCATCGGATCTCACCGGGCTCCGCAGGATTTGGGTGCTTCTTTCCAATCCACGGCGCAAAGTAATCAATGATCCATCGGCCCTCAACGGTGGTAGGTGGGTTGAATGTCATCAATACTTTGACTGGCTGATTTGGATCTGTGGTCCGCAACCAACCCATGGTAAACCTGACTTGGATCTCCTTGTGATTTGCAGCCTCATCGTAGACCAGCAGGTCATGTGGCCGACCTTGATGTTTCTTCTCATCCCCCAGATTCGGATAGGCTCCCAACTCAATCTGCAATGCCTTACCATCTGACTCTCTAGGGATGCGCCATATCTTCTCGGACCCATTGTAGCCATCCCTGCTACCGACCAGCTCAACTAATCGATCAACAATAGCGGTGAGCTCCGTACCCGACTCTCGGAATATCCCAACGCGCTGGTGCTTGGTGAGAGACATCCCACAAGCTAAGTCAGTCTTGCCACCTCCTGCGGCCCCACCATAACCAATGATAGTGGCCTCTGACTCATAAGCCATCGTCTGCGGCCCCTTCAATGGCTCCCAGATGGGCTTATCCGCAGCTAGGAGCCCATCAAATTCCTTCAGCTCTTCTTCATTCAGGAAGCCAAGGGAGCTGGCTTTCATTTATTCCAACAGTGATGTTTATATTTTTTGCCTGTAGTACCGCACGGACATATGTAATTACGCATCCAGTTAGCCCTGAGCCGTGGGCTCTCGATGGAGAGTACCAGTTTGGCTTCATCCCGGGTGAGCTGCTTGCCATCGTGCTTTCGATACTTATTCTTAACGTCTCTAATGAACTGACTCAACACCCACTTCTTGCGGACCCCGATCGATAGGATCAAAACAGCAATCAACAGGCATGCTCCTGACATTAGGTATATTGGGATCATTACTTATTCTCATCCAGTATCTTAGGTTTGGGTAACCATGAATGAATCCGCCCACAAGCCCTACAGGCATCATACACCCAGACTACAATCTTATTGAGCACCACCTTGCGCTCTAACATCTTACCCCCGCAATCACAGGTCACTACTCACCAAGCCTAACGTCAATGTAGTCAACAATAAGCTTCCCGCTCTTCCCACTTTTATGAACGTGAATGGTAGCTGTGTAGTTCTCCTCTACAACATCCAACTTATTAAGAATCGCCTCATTTAAAGGTTTATCCAGTTCAATGTCTTTAGCCTTCAAAAAGGCCAGTCTCTCAAGCGCGTCCTGTGATGTGTTTAGCCCAGCGTACACACCATGTGCCGGATAATAGGCGGATTCAATCATGACACACCCCACACGATCAGCGTAGCGCCAACAATGAAGATCCCAACATGCCACATTGAGAACGATATCCACTTAATTGATCCACACCCAGCATCATGTCCAGTTTCCTCTATGTGATTATTTATAAGCACTTGGCTGTAGTCTGGCTTGTTATTTGGGTTCTCGATCTCAGCCTTAATCTCAGATGATCGTTTGATTAATTTATTTAGTTCTCTTTTTTTCATTTCGTTTTCTCGTTTTAGGTTTAGGTTTAGGTTTGTTTTTTGCTTCTTCTTCAGCCTCCCGCTCTTCAGCGATAGACAAAAGTGTTTCGAGCCTAGCCACCCTTTCGGCTGGGGTCATGTCACTGGCGGGTGATTTAGTTGTGTTCACATCAGACTTATCGGTGTAGCCATGTTTGGTTAACATTAGCTTGGCAATGTTTGGATTAAACTCTCCCTTGAGCCCCTTATCAGGCAATACAAACGCCTGTCTATCCATCAGCCTCTCTGTGATGTCCAAAAATTCTTTGTCTTTATCTTCGGCCCAGTTGTAAATTGTTGATCTTGATGTGCCTAATACCAAGGCCAGCCCTTCGATGCTTGGCATAGCGTGATCATATAACTCACTGTAATTTTCAACATAGTCCCACGCTTGGTCCTGAAGATCCTTAGTCCATTTCGTTGGTCTACTCATAAATCACCACCTGTCTAATTTCAGCCGTAGTTGATATTCGCCTTTGGTATAGGCATATTTTCTTAACGGTGTTAAACGGTACGCCAGTCTTCTTAGCAATTTCAGTAATAGTCTTGGGATTAGTTTCGTGTTCATAAGAGTCTCGCATCTGCTCAACAGTGCTATCGGAGATTCTTGTCTTTGGATGGCTTTCCCCAATTCTATTTCCTTCCTCGTCGAACGCAGCCCAGATAATTCGTTTCTTAACTTCTCGCTTTCCCCATATTCGATTACAGGTTTTGCATTCGCGGTAGGCGTAATATTTCTTAGATCGCGGAGATAATTCAATACGCCCGTGCGCTTTATCGCCACATTTAGTGCATTCCATAGACTTACCAAGCACTTAGCCATGCTGGAGTCTACTCTTTTTGTGTTTTCTTGTGAACCGTCCATTATTTAGGACCAGCTATCACATCCACTTCAGAAATATATGGTGCGTGGATCTCACCAGTCAGAAGCTCAACGACAATAACCCGTACCTCCTCAGTACGCTGAAGACAGGGGATATAACCATCAATGTACACATCCAGCCCACACCACATGGCCATCGATCTACCCTTAACATCATTCTCATGAATCATCACACACCCCTAAACGATGGGTCATCGGAAGACTCGATATCAATGCGCCCGGGAAAGTTGTTGTAAGCAATATGTTTATTAAAATTATATACATCTCATTTCTCCTCCAGTGTTTCAATAGTAATTATCGTTTGTTCCTGTTGGCCCTTCTCTTGGGTATAGGTAATTTCTTCGACTTCTTTGGCCGAATCATCTTTAAGTATTCTGGCTTTAACGAGGCCATCAATCGCTGCCTTTGCTGAGATACCGTCCGGGTCGGTGAGCCTTCTTCGAATGCTGTGGATGTGGATACGAACCCGTGAATTAAATCTCGCAAAGCTTTCCTTTCGAACGGATGCATCGCCAGAATTCGATTCCACGTTGGTAGTGGTATTGGTAAGACTATGATCGTTTTCATTTTTCATACCTTGAGCAAACCTTTATTTATTAGGATCTGCTGGGTCCGTTTTATTGCCTCGTTGAAATATTTTTCTTTTATCAATTTAGTCGGGACCGTTAGCTGTACCCGGCCATCGACAACATCATGACAGCTGGAGCAGCCATAAGCACCAAACACATCGGATGCCTTGCCACCAACACCGCCACCATCATCATGGCAAAACACCACTGTCTCAGGGTTGCGATTACACACACCCGGAATACGAATGGTGCATTCCTCACCACGAGCAGACTCTCGAATTTTCTTGCTCCTGATGATTATGTCTTTTTGTAGGCTCATGCTAGCAAGTTTACAGGTTTGTTACGAAACCCTAGAAATGTCTGCATAACTTCCTCATCGGCATCTAAACACTTTTCGCAAATATAACCTGCTAAACCACCGAAGCCATCGCCGTAAGGAAACTTTGGCACAACATCAACATCGTGCTCTAAGTCACAACCATCGCATGTATATTTTTCACTCATCTCGCTTCCTCTTCAATCTGTAAATTGACCTGCCGTGACTAAGCAGGCTCTTGGTGTGTTCCGGCCGCTGGTGAGCAAACCATAGAACCAGTGTTGGTAT